CAGCAGCTTCGGCAGAGTCTTTGTCCACACCGCACGCCCAAATCCAACCAAGAACTTGGTCTTGCGTCAGGTTTGCATAAGGCGTGAACGGCGTACCAGCTTCGTATGTTACACCGCAGGTCGAGTAGACCGTGCCAGAGTAAGTACCGTCTGTGCCAGTACAACGCCAGTGAACGGTGAACACTACGTCCATTTGCCCTTCGGCTTGGGGGTAGCAGTTGAGCTGCTCAATTTGCCAGTTAAAAGTAGTCATCATGTTTCCTTTACTTATTGCCAAACCATGAATAAGCAACGTTTCCGCCTGCTGAGTTTTGCACAGTTAGCGTATTGCTTCCGCTCACACCAAAAGCTACAAAATCTGAACTTCCTCCAACGTATGTTGTCGTTGGAGCGTTATTTCCATCGTAATAAAATCTAACTATGTATACGGCTGCGTCAGTGTTTGTACCACTACTTGTATTTCTACTTGCAACCAGTAATAGACAACCGCCTTGGTTGCCTTGGTTAATTGAAATTCCTGTATCTAATGCGCTAGTACCAGAACTTTGCAATGTACCGATACTTGAATTCCCCGTAGAGGAGCTAACAGCAAGTCGCCCGTTAAAAGAACCGCTTGTTGTTTTTCCTATTAGCACGTTGCCGGACGAATCAATATTCATTCGGTCCGAACCGGCAGTTACATCATAAAAACGCAATGTCCCAGAGCTGCCATTTACAGCCACATCCCATTGACGATAAGCGTTTTTTAACGACAGAGCTGAGTAATTAGTGGCGTAAATTTGTACAAGTTTGTCCCATCCCGCAGCATTAGAAAGACTTGTCTCCCCAATTAAAAGGTTGCCGGAGGAGTCGAGGCGCATCCGTTCCGACCGAGCAAGGTTTGCACCAGTGCTAAATGTAATAGTAGGAGCAATCAATTGAAGTGGGGTAACACCAGAACCTGAAGAAACAATTTGCCATCCATATCCTGCATCACTACCGCCTTCATCAACATAGATGCCTTTGACAGTTAATTTTGTTCCGCTATTTATGTCTGGCGAAGTCGTACCAATACCAAGTCTGCCGGAGGCATCCAGCGTCATCGCCTGCGTGAAGGTGATTGGGTCTCCTGCTGTGCCGGAGGGGGCGTTGTGCCAAGAATGAAGTCCCGCCGATTGATTGTAATAACTAGCCGCAGCGGTGTTTAAGTATGTTGTAGTACCTGCCGCGTTGACATAAGCATTATTCAGCAAAAACGTATTTGAAGACCCGCTTTGCGCCAGTGCGGTATACGCTCCAATTTGCAACGCTTTGTAATTGCTAAACCAAGCATTCGGCGGAACCCCCAGACCAAGGTTGCCGGAGGAGTCGAGGACAGCATTACGCGATTGAGAGCCGGAAGCCCCCGTATAAAGGGCTACACTTGAACCGTAAATTTGCTGTTCTACAGTTGCAGTCCTTGCAATGTTTAATGCTTGTGTTGCAATAGCAGATGCTGATACCCCAGTAACTTCAAACCGCGCTTGGTCTTGCACTGCAAATTTAGTAACCGGCGAACTCGTCCCAATACCAAGGTTGCCGGAACCATCCAGCGTCATCTTTAAACTGTTATTTACACCAAATCCCAAATTAGTGGACGCCGTATCCAATCCATAGATACCGTTAGCCCCAGCAGTTAAGTACACATCTGCTACGCCAACACGATTTACACGAAGTGTAGTTGTTCCTGAAGAACTAACGTCTAACTTAGTCGTTGGCGAACTCGTTCCAATACCAAGATTGCCAGAGGAGTCGAGGCGCATCTTTTCTGTTAAACCAGCAGTAGCGCCGCCAGCGCCGCTTGTTACTGATGCCCAAGCAAACGCCCCAGCAGTTTGAGCAAAGTAAGATGCTTCTCCTGTGTTTACATATTTATAAATTCCACCAGAATCTAAATATGCGTTTTGGATAATACCGGCAATAGTGGTGCCAATGTTGTAAAACGAACCGGCTGCGTTTGTATATGCTTTAGCTGATGTGTTCCAAGCACTCGGCGTAGTCCCCAAACCAAGGTTGCCCGAAGTATCCAGCGTCATTGACGCTGATGGCGAACCAAAGACAGACGTGCTGCCTACTCGAACAAAGTCTGAGCCGTTCCAAGCAACCTGTGCTTTTTCACTTGCATTAAGCGTGACGCCCGTCGTGGGACCAGCACCAACAATCTTGACCGTGTACGTCGCTGACGTATTGATGATTGTGTAAATCTTGCTCGCAGCAGGAGCAGTGATGGTGATGTTGGCTGATGCCGGGGACGCAATGATGATTGCGTATTGGGAAGAAGTAGACCCAAGGCTTGTGCCTGTGGTCTTTGTTAACGTTGTGTCTGTCGTGACGGTCTGCGCCCCGGCAACGGCTGCGTCAATATAGTTTGAGATGTAGTTGTTGACCGTATCGCCCCATGTACCCGACAGCTCCCCGGTAACAGGAAGCGCAAGACCGAGGAGGGAGGTATATGAGGTTGCCATTTCAAATCCTTAGATATCGGCAGTCAGCTTGTAGAAATTGGGGTCCAGTTTGGCGTTTGGCTGTTGTTGATAGCCGCCCAACTTGGCACCTGCGTCGTTGTAACGCTAGTCCAGCTCACAACTAAGCAATCCTAATAATTGCTGAAGTGTTGGTTACTGCCGGAAACTGCACAGTAAATGTGTTGGTCGAAGTCTTATCCGCTCCGAAGTCCAACACACAAATGGCCGGATTGGTGGCCCCATCGTACTTATAGATCAACGCTCCCCGCGCAGTAACCGCAGTAGTCCAGACGGCGTTATTGAATGACCAGTACGAAGTCGTGCCGGTAGCACCCACAGTAGGGACTTGGTTAATAACAAGGATCTGCCCCCCAGCTGTGTACCCCGAGGCAGAAACCTCTCCAACCGAGGTATATCCGGTAGTTGTTGCATCTAACGTTGCCGCGTTCGTATACAACGCAATCTTAAAAACCTGCGTCGTACCCGTGTTGAAGTTGAACGTCCCGCTAGGAAGCCCCGTCTTAAACGTGTTAGTTGTCCAATTCCCGGTAAACGCCATCAGGTCACCTTCTGACGATACTGACCAGAACGGTACGCATCCTGGCGCTCAAGTCCGTCACCCAACCGTTTAGCAAGAGTAAGCGCTTCTTTGTACTTACCGTCATACAGAGCCATCATGTCTTGCTCACCTTTCATGAACGTATAGGCTTCGACAAGCGTCCCGTACAGCAACACAGTATCAAAGTTATCGCCCAGCCACGTATTAACCGCAGTGACAATCGACGTTGGGTAGTAGAAGTAATGCAGCTCTACGTTGTATACGGCGTCTGGCGTAGGGCCAAGGATAAAAGTCAGCTCGGCTTCGTTTGTAGACTGTGGGCCAAACAGTGCGTAATACTTTGGCGTTGCCGTATCAGTTGGCTGTGGATACGCTTCACGGATAAAGTTAACGTCTTTGTTCAGCAGGTACGAATACTCGCCACCAGTGGGGAACACTGCCATCGAGTACACGGACAAAAAATCACTGGGGCAAGCAAGGTACTTATTCCCCGTTGTCGTCACACCAGTCACGTTTTTTCGCAATGATGGGAACTGAATCGTATTGTAAATACGCTGTTCCGCCTGCTGTATGAACGTGTTCATATCAGTCGTCTGGAACGTGTTCTCCGTATAGTCCTGAACAGCGGTTACAAGCGCAGCATAGTTCACGCCATCGGTCCCCGAGCCATCACACCCTTAGTTGCCGCACCAGTGCCGCGAATTTTGATGCCGGTGTCTTTTACAGGTTTGGTTTTGTCCGCACCAACCATACCGACCCCAAGATCCATAGTGTCTAGGCTGCTAATAGAAGACGCCTTACCAGGATTCGTGCTGACGGACACTTTTTTACCCGACATCGTATGCGGGGGTGCGTATTCCTGCGCCGGCCCGTTATTGATTTTAGCCATTATTTCATACCCTGGTTCATGGCACGGGACAGATTCTTCCCATACTTCATGCGGTCGTCCGTAGTAGGACCGCCAGCTTTCATGCGCTTAGCGCCTTTGTGCATCCGCTTTTCGTGGGCTTTCACCTCCGTGTCAGCGATAGCCTTTACCGTTTTCCTGTCCATGATGACTCCTATGTCGTCACAACCGTTACTGTACCTAATTGCACCTGCAAAACCAAGTTGTTGGGCGTAAGCAAAGCATCAAAAGAACTTGCCCCACCAACCGGGTTCCACCCCCACTGAATAACTCGGCTACCGCCACCTGCATAACCGTCTGCCAAATTACCCGACACCTGATAAGTGTTGTCCTTACGCGGATCGCGCACCCCTTGCGGATCGTCTACCGGATACATGCCAAGCTGTAACTGCGGTTGATCTGGGTCCCAGCAACTAGGGCAAACAAGCAGATTGTATATCTTTGTCTTGATTACTTCTTTCTTGAGCATGCTTAGCTTGAAGCCAAACCCGCACCTATCGCATACGGCAATTGAATTCTTGCCGGATGAAAACCTGTTGCCCATTACGGACCATACCCAATAAACATTTGACGTGGCACCAACCGTACGGCTGCTTTCTCACGATCCTCTTGCGCAGCCATTTCCCAAGCTTCGTCGTACTGCATCTTCAGCACTTCTAGCCGCTGCATACCGTCCGGCACTTTGAGCGCCACATAGTACGCAAGCCCTGCGGCCATGCAAGGAATAAACCGAAAAGGAACATCCATAACGTTGACGCCACCACCCGCATCCTGGGTGCGCCGCATGCGCCAGTAAACAAATTGATACGTGGTTGTGTTGTCTGGCGTTGGCCAAACTGTGATCGCTGGGACTTGTTGCCAGTAGACGGTGGCGCCTGCTGTATGCGCTGTGGCTGTCGTGTTCTGTTGTGCTCGGAAGCAATTATACAGCGTGGTGCCGCTAATGTATCCGTAGTTGATGATCTCGGAGTCGATCTTCACAAACCCAGCAGCGGGCAGATTATCGACTGAGCTGACCGTAATTGTTGTGTCAGTGCTGGTGATTGTCGTGCTCAGCGTGGCAGATACTGGAGAAGTCTGCGCGTTATAGCGCTGCACCCACACTTGGATCGGGCGACCTTGTGACAGTTTGTTTGGCAATGTAGCGTACGTTGACACGCTGATGCGGGTGATCGTCAGGTCAGACTGGTTAGATGCGCTGTTCGCGTTTGTGCGGATCACGTGCTCAAGCAGATCAACCGTGTCGTTGGGCAGCGCGTATGTATTTTGCCCTTGTACCAAAGTGATCGTGCCCTGTTCAAACGTCCACATGTTGATGCCGCGATTTGCCCAGTCAGCAAACATGAGGTTGAGCGACCGCCTAGCAGTACGAAGATCGTAACCCGAGCGCAGCTCTGAGCCAGCACGCTCGAAAGCTTCCTCGACCAGTTCAGTCAG